ACGCGAGAGGTGAAGTTGTCGAGCTAGTACCCCTTATGCCTCATTTAGTAGAAGCTAAAGGTACACAAAACGAATTAATTACACATTACAATTATCAACCGCAGGGTGGACTTCAAGGTCAAGACAATGTAAGAATTGACAAGAAAGATATGTTTCACTTGAGACAATCTGTTGACCCTAATGATATGAGAAGAGGAATGGCTCCTCTAAGGTCAGTTTTACGAGAAATTGCTGGTGATGAAGCAGCCGGACAATATACTGCCGCTTTATTACACAACATGGCTGTTCCCGGAGTAATCCTCTCCCCAAGAGATGATGCTATGGGTGGTCCAACGAGAGACGAAGCTGAAGCTATTGCAGATATGTATAAGCAGAAGTTTGGTGGTAAAAACAGAGGTGCTCCTATGGTTTTATCTGGTGCTATGAATGTTGAAATAGTATCTTTCTCACCAGACCAAATGAAGTTAGCAGAGTTAAGAAGAATACCGGAAGAAAGAGTATCTGCCGTTCTTGGCGTTCCAGCTGTTCTTGCAGGACTTGGTGCCGGTCTTGATTCAGCTACATACAACAATACTAAAGAACTAAGAGAGTTCTTTACGGAGTCAAAAATGGTCCCAATGTGGAGCATGGTTGCGCAAGAAGTGACTCATCAATTGTTACGACCAGAGTTCGGCGGTGATGACAATGAATATTGTGAATTTGATGTTGACAATGTTCGAGCATTAGCTGTTGACAAAGACAATCTCTATAAACGCATGAATACTGCTGTTCAAGGGGGTTGGGTAACAATTGGCGAAGCTAGAAAAGTAGTAGGTCTTGAAGCAGATAACAGACACGATGTTTATCTAAGACCTATGAATATGATTCAAGTCACAGAAGATGGTAGCCCTCTTCTTAATGACAACGAGTCCGAACCTGCAACGGTAAATGACAATGACGATGAGTCTAAAGCAACATTGACTACCACGACATTTCCTCAAGAAACAGAAAGAGAGGAAGAAGTATTAACTACACCTACAAGACTTGACCAGAATAAGGTTGCACTTGATAAAGATGTTTTTGATAATCCAGGAGAAGCTATTGAAAGGTCTAAAGAACTAAGTTGTTCTCTTGGTGTACACAGTCATGAAGTAGATGGCAAAGAAGTCTTTATGCCTTGTAAGACACATGAAGAATATGAAGAAGCTGTCAGTAAACCTAAAAAGTCTAAAGACATTGAGGAATTAAAAGTTTCTTTAGAAGAAGCTGAAACAATGTACGAAAAAGGAGACAAACTGAATAGTCCAGAAGAAAAAGCACCAGATAAAGTAACAAACTTTCCTAGGAGTGGAGATAACCAAAAAATAAGTTTATCTAACTCACAACATAAACAATTTCCCGGTCATGCTTATGTAAAAGACTTAAAAGAAAACTGGCCAGAGATTTGGAGAAGAGCAGGTACCGGTGGTAATCCTCCTACTTCATTTACTGGTAACGATGCTTTTAATAAATGGACAGCTTACAAAGGCGGAGACAGAAGCGAATCAGTTCTTAACTGGGTTAAGAGAAGAGAACGCTTTATGAATCGTCACAAGAAAAATAACAGACTTAACGGAACTATTGCTGTTATGAAATGGGGCGGTGTAACTGCTGGTGGTGTTTCACAAATGAAATCAATCGTCAATGATTACAAAAAAGTTATTAGAGAGCGTAGAAAAAAATCTCTTAACATAGCTGAAGATTATTTAATGAAAGCTGTGTCTGATAGAGTAAGAAAATCTTTACAGAAAAAGGTAGAAGAACATAACTCTAAAAATCCAAAGCATAGAGCAACACTGAGAATGCTTATTGCAGTATTCAACAGAGGTGTTGGTGCATACAGAACTAACCCCGGTTCAGTCAGAGGCAATGTTACATCTGCTGACCAGTGGGCAATGGCCAGAGTTAACGGTTTTATAAGAGCATTAAGAAGTGGTAAGTTTAGAAGAAAACCTTACGACCAAGATTTACTACCAAGCTCACATCCATTGTCATCTAAAAAATCTGGAACTAAAGCAGAGTCAGTTAGAGCAGGACAAGCAGTTAGTTGGTCAATCAATAAAGACCCAGACCCACCTTCAATTGTTCACGGTATTGTTACATCAGTAAGTGATGACGAAGCAACTGTTATGGTATGGGCTCGTTTAGAAAATGGTCAACATCAGAAGACAGATAGAAGTGTTAAAGTGCTTATCTCAAAGCTCAGAATAATATCTGACTTTAGATAATAAAACACTAAAAGTCGAAATCATATTATACAATAATTAAAACGCGCTTCTACAAATTTATATTGTAGAATATTGAGGTATGATGAACAACGAATCTAAAAATATAGACATAGAGTTGAAAGATGACTCTGGTCAAGTAGAAGCAGTATTCAGTCTATTTAACTCTCTTGATAGTGATGGAGATGTTGTAGTACCAGGAGCTGTCAAGTCTGGTTTTAAAAACAATCAAGTACCGATGGTATGGTCACACAAATGGGATATGCCTATAGGAAAAGGTACAATTTCACAAGATGATGATAAAGCTGTTTTTAAAGGTGAGTTTTTTATGGACACAGAGTCTGGAAAAGAAGCTTACAATCTAGTTAAGAATATGGGCGATATGCAACAATGGTCATTCGGCTATAAAGTTAACGACTCAGAATTTTCAAAAACTAAAGATAATGATGGTGATGACACAAACGCTAGGTACTTAAAAGACCTTACTGTCTACGAAGTTTCTCCTGTTCTTGTTGGAGCTAATCAAGATACATATACTCTTGCTATTAAATCTAACACAGAACTACTTAAAGAAATCACAGAAGTAAAAGGTGAGCAAGAAGAAGTAATTGAATCTTCATCTTGTAATTGCAACTGTGGTTCTAAAAGTTATGGAGATGACGAAGATGAAATGAAATCTTGCAAATATCACGAAGGTGGTGCTTGTGCTAAAGATGGTAAAAAATCTGAAGCTAAAGGTAAAGGCGAGTGTAAATATGGTAATGGAGGTAACTGTATGAAAGAATATGATGACGAGAAAAAGTCAGACGAAGATTTAGAAGTTTCACAGGAAGACAGCAAGTCTTTCTCTGAAGAAGTCAAAGATGTGCTTGCTGCATTGGATGACTTAGTAGCCCGAGCAAAAGCTATTTCTATGCTCAGAGGCGAAGATGGGAGAAAATTAGGCGTTAAAGCCACCGAAGCACTTCGTGCAGTCGCAGACGACTTAAACGATGCTTGGACCGAGATTGATGAGTTCATCGGACATGTCGGAACCGAGGGTGCTTTGGAGTTAGAAGTAGATGAAGAACTTGTGGAAGATGAGCCAGCCGAATCTGAAGAGGTAGCTGAGGCTTCAACTGATACTATTGATGTTGAAACAGAAGTCGAAGAAGTTACTGAGGAAGAAGCACCAGCAGAGGAATCTGTTGATGTAGAACCGGAAGATGAAGCTGCTGAAGAAGAAACTCCAGAAGATAACACTGATTCCTCTGACGAAGAATTTGATGCTGAGTGGGTGAGGGCACAGCAAATTATTGCTGAATCCTTAGTCGAAGAAATAGAAGAAGTATAAGCAATAACGATTGGAGAAATCCCAAAATGAGTAAACAAAAAGAACTCATGGACCAAATCGCTGTTAAAAGAGCAGAATTAAAATCTGTTTTTGAATCCGCTGAAGACGGCAAGTACAACTCTGACCAAAAAGAAGAGATTAAGTCAAGAAATGACGAACTTGCTGGATTAGTCGAAGACCTTTCAATTGAGAAGAAAAAAGCTTCCAATGAAAAAGCTCTCGAAGTAGATTCAAAACCCGTTGCAGAAATGCCGTTAGCTAATAACGAAGGTTCAGAAGCTAAATCTGTTGGACAGCTATTTACAGAGTCCGAAGCCTACAAAAATTATGTAGGTACAGGGGTAAAAGGTATTGACTCAAAAATTGAGACAAAAACTACTCTTAATACTACAGGTTATCCACCAGAGGTTCTAAGACAACCAGGATTCCTAGAGTTTTTAACAAGAGACCCTAATACTGTGATTAATCTATTCGACCAAATTAATAGTGACCAAAATGCTTTCTCTTACTTAGAAGAGACAACATTCACCAACGCAGCTGCTGAAGCTGCTGAGGGAAGCGCTATTGCTGAGGCCGCATTAGAGTTCACAGAAAAAACAGAATCCATCCGAAAAATCGGTGTATTCATACCAGTAACAGATGAGTTACTAGCAGACCAAGCTGGCGTACAAGGTTACTTGAACTCCAGATTGCAAACAATGATTCGTCTTCGTTTAGACAGCCAACTCCTTAATGGAGACGGTACTGCTCCAAATGTAGAAGGAATCTTGGACGCTGGAAAAACATCAGTTGGTAGCACAAACTTCTCAAATTACTCAGGTAATTTAGGAAAACTTGGTGCTCTTTATGGTGCAATTACTGACATTCGCGTCAACGCTTTCACAGAGCCAGATGCAATTGTTATGCACCCTAGCGACTGGAATGATATTGTCACATCAGTTTCAACTGACTTTGCAGGAGATGCTACTGCTGGATACGCAGCAAAGAATCCTCTGTTCATAGCAGCTGGAAGCATGGCTAGCGGACCACAAGCCGCAATATGGGGACTCAAAGTAATCCCTACAACCGCAATTGCCGCAGGTACAGTACTTGTTGGTAAATTCGGTGGCGGTGAAGCAGCTCATGTTGTGATGAGACAAGGTATCGACCTCGCTGTAACTGACAGTCACTCTGATTTCTTTATTAAGAATCAGCTTGCTATCAGAGCTACAATGAGAGTTGGTTTCCCTGTTTACAGACAAGCAGCTTTCCATAAACTAACAAATATGTAATATCTGTTAGTTGGATATTTCAAGAGAGCCGGGTAAAACCGGCTTTCTTGTTTTTATAAGGTAAAATGATTTCATTATGTCAGAATATATAAAACCAGAAAAAACAATTTGGAAGATGGCTGATGGTTCTATTTTTGAAGGACCAATGGCTGAACTACCTAAATCTGGGGCTTCAAAGATTGCAAAAGCAGGCGTGGAAGTTTCTAAAGAATGGTTAAAAGCTCAAGGATGGGCAGACCCTTCAGAGAAAAAAGCAGCACCTGTTAAAAAATCTGCTCCCAAGAAAAAAGTAGAAACCAAAGCTGTTAAACCATCAGAAGATAAATAAAGGAGTCCTAAATGGCTCTTTGTAGTTATAGCGATGTTGAAACATTTTTACAATTAGATGTTGATTCCGCATTACAAACTAATTTAACAAATACTTTTATACCTTATGTGGATGCCTCAATCAAGAGGTTTCTTGGTTATGATGTTCAACAAGCTACATTTACTGAAGTATTTGATGGAGAAGAAAAAAAAGATATATTCCTAAGACACATTCCGGTACAGTCAATTACTACAGTTACCGAAGATGCAGTTACTCTTACTGAGGGAAACGAAAATGATTTTGTTACTTATAGTAATGGGCAACTTAGAAGAGTAGCTATAAGATGGTCTGGAATAAAACCACAAAATGTATCAGTTACCTATGTAGGTGGATATGCTCCATCAGATATTCCAGAACAAATAAAATTTACATCCGCTAGAGCAGCTGCAAGATTGTTTATGACTTCTTTGCAAACCTCTGCCAAAGCAGATACGGGTACTGTAAGTAGTCACTTATCAGACAGTTCTACACAAACAGGTTTCGATATTTCACTAACAGAAAGAATAGGAGATTATGATGTATCCTATGCTGATGTTGTTATTCAAGCTTTACAGCCAGTACTAACAACAGCAGATATGGCGGTACTACAACCATTTAGGTCAAGATTTTTTGTATAATGATAAATAGGAGGATAGTGATATGGTACATAGGAAAGCTCCAACACTAGAAGAAGCAACAGAATTATTTGCTAAAGACCCAGAAAAAATGCTTAATGATTGGGCAGAAGAATGGGGCGTTACACACGAGCGAGTAAGACAATTAAGAATTGCTTCTGGTATTCCTCAACGAGGTGCTTACAACGAAGATACCGCTAACACCATACTAGAAGTTATTAGAACAGGTAGAGGTGGATTATCTACACCTAGAACTTATGAAGATGTCAATATAGGATACGAAAGATTCAAAAGCTGGATAGAAGAAGAAGAGGGATTAATAGAAAAAGTTCAAGCTGCTCAAAAAGAAGCAGAGAAATATCTTAAAGACCCAATTGAGAAACAATGTAAATATTGTCGTCAATGGAAA